TAGTTTCTGTTTTCTTATTGAAGAAACCGTGTAGACAGTTATAAATTTTTCTGTAGACAGAATTTCTATAAAAAGAGGTATAAAAATGTTTATAAGATAAATAAAATAAAAGAGAATGCGATGGGTTTTAAAGAATTTTTATTAAAAGATTTAAATGAAGCAGTTTTTAGTGATGATAAATTAAATAAAGTCATTAAGCAATATAGAAATTTATTTTCTAAAAAATTTGGTTCTGAATTTAAAATAATTTCTAAGGAAATGTATAAAAGAAAAGATGGTTCTAAGGGAATTGGTTACAGATTATTAAATTCAGATGGATATCAATTAAGATTAAACTGGGATTTTAAAGAACAAAAGGATTTAAAAGCATCCGAACAGTCAAAAGATTTATTTTATGTGTCTTCAATTGATTATTGGTCACCATTAGAGATTAATTTTAATCATCCGGCATTAACAATTAGATTTTCTGAGATAGTTAATATAGTAGATATTTGGCAAGGATTATCTAATTTAATTAAAAAGAAACTCCAAGGTGATTTTTCATTAAAAGATATATCAGATTCTCCATTGGAAACACAAGTGATTTCTATAAAAAGAGGTAAGGAAGAAGAAAACAACTCTTTTAAAATGCCTGAAGAATATGAAAAACTTTTAAATGTATTAAAAGATGCTGGATTTCCCAATTTTGTTCTTTTAGCTAATTTTTTTAGATACTAATTATTACTTTTTAACCTCTTTTTGTAAAAATTACATAGCAAAAAACTACAAAAAGAGGTATAACACTAATTTTTTATAACACTATATTTTAATAAACAGAATTTCTTTTATAAATCTTATTCTTAAAAAAAAAATCGTTTTATGTAATTCTATATAAGGAATTCATTTTATAAAAATTTTTTAACCTCTTTTTATAGAAATTCTGAAGCAGAAAATGTAAACAAAACTTGTATAAATTTCTACAAAAAGAGGTTTAAAAAAATTTTTCTATTATAGAATCTACAAAAAGAGGTTAAAAAATTCTAATAAATATCTATAAAAAGAGGTATAAATGTTTTTCTCTGAATCTAATTCTATAGTATTATTAAATCAAAATCCAAAAAATAATAGAGATATAATTTTAAGACATTGGCCATTTGAATTGGATTACTTTGAATCAGATATTTCACTAACTTTAGAAAATAAAGATTTAACAGAAAAATCTATATTACATAATATAGAATTAATAGATACATTTTCATACAATTTACCAAAAAATTTAAAAACATCCATCAATGGAAATAATATTAAAATATCTGGTAATTTGCCATCATTTAATGAAATAATTTTACCTAAATCTGTTATAGAAGATAGAGAAGTTTTACATTATACTGGAGATAATTATGATAAAAGAGGAAGATTTAAAGGAGAAAACTATGTATTTAATTCTGAAATTTATGCTGTTTTTAAATTAACTACAGATATTAATTTACAAAACACAATAGAGCATCAAGATTGTTTAGAATTCTTTACAAAGCCAGAAAATGATTTAGAATTTGAACCATTAGATGATTTCGATACAGCAGAAATAAAATGGATTTATGAACCATTTAAAATTCCATTTTATGGAAGATTCAAAAATGATAAACAAGCAAACAAAGTAATATTTAACAGAAATAATATTAATAATAATATTGAATATAATTCTTTTAATACTTCTATAAGAAATTATAAATCAGAAATAAAACCTTATAAATATGAAATTCCAAAAGGTAAATTAAATGAACATTATCTAAAATATTTGCCAGAATGGTTTGGCTTAGGAGGAAATAGAGATGATTTTTATAGAAATAATAGAGATAATGATGGAATATATTGTTCGAAACTTAAAGAATTTAATTCGTATGACTTAGAAAACAATTTAGGAGAAATTGTTGGATGTTGCACTATCATAAATGGCAATAAATTTGAATCTTATTATATTATAAAGAAAACGTTTTATTTTCCTTTTATTCTTCAACAAAATTTAACTAATTCAATTTGGAAATATGATTACTATTCAGAATACAATAAATTTGATATTTCTAATATAGACGATTATGTAAAAAATGGATTATGGTTTGATTATAGAGATTCTCTTAAGTTGCGTAATATTTAATTTTTAACCTCTTTTTATAGAATTTTTCTCTTATATAGATTCTATAATAGAAAAATTTTTTCATACCTCTTTTTATAGAATTTTTCTAATATTAAAATTATAGATAAAAATATAGTGATATAAAAATATTTAGCGATATATTGAATTTGTTTTAGAGAAAATTTGTGTGTTTTAGTAGTTAGATAGTGATATTGAAAAGGTTAGGATTTCCTAACCTTTTACCTTTTTAGAACTTTTAGGAGTTTTTGAAGCTAGATAATCTTTTGCATCTATAAATTCTCCATTTTTAACAACATGTGTGCATATTCCTCTTTTACACATTTCTAATGTATCAAACCAAAATTCATGACCTTTATAGAACATTTCTAGCTCTTGTTTAGAAAAGAATTTGTCTATTATAGAATTAAAATGATTTTTAACAAAAACCATATCAAATTCCATTTGATTTTTCATGTCAGACGATTTACCATAATATCCAGCAGAAAAATCATGAAACATTATTTGAGAATTTTCAAAACATACTCTTTGATCACCTAAACAGAATAAAAGAGCTGCAGCAGAATATCCAAATGGATTTAAAAACGTTGTTACTCTTCCATAAAATTGATTTTTCATAACGTTTTCAAATCTTTGTAATTCCGTTAAATATCCACCGCACGAATGGATAGAAACTTCTAAAGTATCATTTACTGTAGATTCTTCTAGTTTAAAGAAAATTTCATCTAAATTTTCATCATTATTTTCCATATCACCTATAAACAATTTATAAGCATTAACAGTTGTCACTGGAACAGCAAATAATGTGTGTGTTCCACCTTCTTGTTTCTTTGTTTCTTGTTCTTCATCTTTTAATTTTATCATTATTTTCCTTTGTTCTCAAATTCGTTTAATAATTTCTCTAATTTTTCAAGAGTATCATCTAACTTTGAATTTTCTATTTTAAATTTTAAATCTTCTAATAGAAAATCGTGTTGTTTTTGTTGTTTATAATCAAGATATAAACTAATAAAAAGATATATAATTAAAGCAAATAAGAATAAATCTATCATTTTTTATCCTTTAATATAGATTTATAAGCTTCAAGAATTTTTTCTAATCTTTTATTTTGATTTTCTTGAAGTGTATTTTCAAATTTTTCTCGTTCTTTTTTGATTTTATAATCTAGATATAAAGACACAAAAAGATACAACACCATAGCGCCTAAAAATAAATCAATCATATTTACTCCTTTTTATTTAATTATAATTAAAAAAATCTTAAATTAATCCTGCTATTTCTACACAACATGCACCCAAATTTAAGTTTTTATCTCTTACATTTGCAGATTGAAATTGATATTTTGCTATTGTTAAAATTACTTGTGGTTTTTGAGAAACTTTATTGATATGGTTAAATAACCAAGTATAAAAACCATCTGGATTTACAATTTCATAAACTTTTTTTATCATTAATTCAAAATTTCTAGATTTCATCAAATCTAATAAATCTTGATATGTATCTTTTAAAGTTATTTCTGATAATTGTAATTTATTATCTATCGTATTAGATTGAAGTAACATTAACATTCCTCTAATAGATGGATATTTTAAATCAACTAATTTAACAATATCTTCTTGATTAAATTCTACATTTTCATTTTTCAATATTTGAATTAATTTTATAATAATTTTTTTAAATATGATATTCTTATTATATTCAAAAATTTTATCAAAATCATACACTTCAAATCTATTAACAATTGGTTCTGGAATTTTATTAATGTAGTTACAAGTTGATATAAAAAGACAATTTGAAGAAAATTCTTCTATCATTCCTTTCATTGCTGAGTGTGAATTTTCCGAAAACCCGTCTGCCTCGTCTAATATTACAATCTTTTTTCTGCCATCAAACGATGAAGTGCTCGCAAATTGTTTAATTTTTCCTCTTAAAACATCTATTGAAGAATCTAAAGAAGCATTTATATATAAAGATTCCATCCCAGATTCTTTAACTATTGCATTAGCAGTAGAAGTTTTACCAAGTCCTGGATTAGATGAAACTAAAAGAATATTTTTAGGATTTTCCAACATTGTTTTAAATTTTTTTAAATATTCATCTGGTAAAATAAGATCTTCTATTCGTTGAGGTCTATATTTTTCTGCCCAGATAATTTCTTTATCGTTTATTATCATCTTTACTCCTCATATACATTAACGTTATCAATTATCATTTTACACAATTCTTCTTTTAGTGGTTTTACTATGTGTATTTTTGAATTAGGTTTGTCTTTATGTTGAGTTTTATATATCAATTTAAAAAAATCAATCAATTCATCTAAACACATTTCATCTATAATTTTATCTGTTTGATGTAGAATATCATCTACTTTATTATAAATAGTCATATTTTCTCCTTCAATAAGTTCTCATATATCTTTTATAAAATATATCAAATGCTTCTTCAATATTATTTGATATGATATGTTGTCTTCCATTTGATTCTTTTATTTTAAGAACTTTACCATTAAAAGTCATTTTAGCAACAACTATTGGAGTTCCATAAATTCCTGTTCTAACTATATCTAATTTTTTAAAATTCAACATTTGATCTCCTTAAAACTAAATTTATGCCTTTATTTTCTAAATCAATTTTCTTATTATCATCTGTATTATAATAAGATAAATCTAATTCATATTTTTTAGTAAAATCAAAAACATTTATTTCTGATTCTAAAAACTCTGGATGAAGTTTTTCAACATCTTTTAAGAATTGAAGTAATTCTTTGGTTTTCATATTATCTCCTTTAATTTATGGGATAATTATAACACAAAATTATTAAAAGAAGTTTAAATCACTAAATCTTAAATAATTTTAAAATGTTACACTTTTATTACTAATTTAAAATTGTTACTTATCATTAAAATAATTTAACCCTTTTGTTAAGATAAAACTTCCATTTTCAAAATAAGGTGTTATTGAATATTTTTTTAGATAATATTTTAAATTAAAAATTTCATAATTTAAAGATTGTTCGGCTTTTATTAATGATCCAGAAGTTAAAATATCTTCTAATGGCACGATATTTTGCGTATATTGATTATTTGTTAAACCTATATAAAATTTATTATATTTACCAAAGAAATAAATTTTACCTAATTTTTTAGATAATTTTTGAGCATTATCTTTACTTCTTAAATTAATAAAATAAACAGTTTCTTTAGAATTATTATTATATAAATAATAAACATCATTAAAACCTAATTTTATTAATTCTTTATTATTAGAATTTGATAAAAATCTATTATATTTTATTTCATCTATACTTAAAGAAGGAATAACTTTTGATATTAGAAACATTTTTTGGATTTTTGAAATTTCATTATAATTTAAAATAGAAGCATCATATTCTGTTTCTATATATAATTTATAATCTCTAGTATTAATAAATTCATTATACAATATATTTTTATTTTTAAGATTATTTAAAAAATCATTTATTTCTGAATTAGAATAAAATCCATCAAATGTTAAAATCAAAAATTTATCCTTTTTAATCTATTTATTTAATATAAATTTCTCTAGGAAAATCTCTTATATCTATTTTAAAAGGAAATTCTAATTTATCTTGAATTATATTAACGTTTAATATATTATTCTCAACTTTAGTTCCTTTTAAAACTTTATATCTAGTTATATTAGTAGGAAAAGCTTTATTACCGATATAAAATTCTATATCTTTTTCTTTAGATAGTCTTAAAACTTTTTTAGCGTTTAAAACGCTGTCTTTATCCAAAAATGTAAAGATATTAAAATTTTTAAACAATTCTGACTTTGAAACTTCCAATATTTCAGAAGTTTCAATATTTTCAATTACTATAAAAGAACCTTTAACCTTTTTAAACATATAAAAATCTCTATCAATAAATTCTTTTTCTATTTTTGGTGAAAATAAATCACACACATACAATTCTATAGACTGTTCTGTAAAAAATTCATTTATTTTATTTAAAAAATTCATTTATTCTCCTTTTTACAAATATTAAAGATAATAAAGTTTTATTCTTCTATAATATTTTCTACCATATATTCTAAATCGCATTCACGACTATCATAATCAGAATAAGCATCTATACTATATATGAAATAACAATTTTTTAAGATTTTTATATCACATATATAATAATCTTCATAAAAATAACTTTCGGTCTTACTTAAAATCTCGATTATGTTATTATCTTTTTCTAAATATTTTTTTGAAATTTTAACGTGTAAAATGTCTCCTTTTTCAAAAAACCGTAAAGTCGTTTCAAATATACCGCCTTTTTTAATATAATCTATTATTTTCATTTTAATCTCCTTATGCTATATCTATTACGAGATAATTTTTACTTAGAATTTGTTTAATTCTAGGATTTTTTACATCGTAAACCTCATCAGTATCTAGTTCAATATAAACTTCAGTATCTAGATCTATATTTTGATCTTCTATTACTTGTAACAATTCTTTTAAAGTCATTTTAATCTCCTTTTATACTATTATTAAATATTTTCTATTTCTTGATTTTCTAAACACAAATATGATCCAAATATACAATTTTCATCGTCTTCTGGAATTTCAAGATAAAATTTACCTTTTTCAAAATATATTTTAACATCATCATAATTAGTTAAATCATCTAATTCAACACAAAAATTTTCAAAATTATTATTAAAATTTCTATTCTTTTTAATATAATCTAATATTTGTAATTTAGTATTATATGCTTTAAGAAATATTTCCTTTACATCATCGTATTTCATCTTATATCTCCTTTTTATTTTAATTATATCATATAATTATTAAAAAATGTTTAACTTTTGAGCCTTACAAATATTATAGTCTAAAGTTCTTTTTATTGTAGTGTATCTAGTTGTAGGCATTAATATTGTTGTTTTACCATTAAAAATAGGTATAAATGATGTTGATGTTGTGCCCAAATCTTCATAATAATATGATATATTGTCTTCACAATAATATGTGATACCTTTAATTGTAATATGCTCTGTGTTACAAACAACAAAAATAACATAAAAACACAAACCAAACACCAACACTGTCAGAAAAGCCATTAATTTTTCAAAAGTTCCCATCTCGCACATCTTAAAATCCTTAATATAAAACTTCATCAACTATACAAGAATCAATAAATCCTATTTTCTTAACATTTAATGGTAAAGTTATCTTTTTAGGTTCAATATAAATGGCACATTTACACGGATTAATTTTTTGTATCTTTAGTTTATCTGTTTCTTTTATTTCTGCTAAATCAAAAATATCATTTAATTCATAATATCCTAAATTGTTTAATCTTTTTATAAAATCTTTTATCATTTTTAAATTCCTAATTCCTTTTCCTTTTTACCATTAATATAACCAATATTAAAAGTCTTATCTAATAACCATTGAAGTGTATAATTATTACCATTAGCCGTAATATAATTATCAACATCTTCATAAAGTTTAGTTAATTCTTCTGAACTCATTGCAAGCAATACGGCTTCTTTCTCTCTAAAAGAAGGTATTGCTAAGATATTTTCTACTTTCATTTTATCCCCCTTATTTAATCTCTTTTATTAAAGTTCTGATGTGAAGTCTTTGAACTCCGTGTCCGCCCGCTAAAATACTTTGAACTTTAACTTTACCATTTTGTCCTGTTACTACTCCATTTAAGACTATTTCATTGTTTCCTGATGTAGTTGTTAAATCTGATAAATCAGTGATATTTCCTACTTTTGATGAAACTTTATTTAAAAGATTTGAAAATAGAGTTAATGATTGTTTAGTGCATTTGTCTATAAAATATTGATTATTACTTCTAAATCTTATAACTTCATCTATTATAGATTTGTTGTATTTGTCTATTAAATAACCAGATATTTCTAAAGTTTTGCTTGGATTTTCTTGTTTTAATGTGTTATATTCATCTCTTATATCTGAAACTAATTCTAAAGTTTCTTTAATTAGCAATTCTCTATAAATTGCTTCAAACTCTGCTAGTTCTTTTGGAAGTTCTATTGTTGTTTTCATCTTGTATCTCCTTTAATTTAATAGAACTATTATAACAAAAGAAGTTTAGGATTTATTTAAATTTTAGAACTTAAAACATATTCATTATTATCTATCCATCTTATTTCTGGATATCCATAATATTTTTGATCCCACACATACCACGCATAAACTAGCATTCCAGTTTTATATTTCCCATCTTCTCTTAAATCTTGAGTTAATAATGGATATCTTGTAAAAACATAAACTGTTTTTAATTTCTTTAAAGAATAAATTTCATTTAATCTCGTTACTCCATGAAGATAATTTAAAGGTAATAACATTGCAATTTTATTATTTGCTAATTCTAAAGATTTTTTAACAAATTCATTGGCTAATCTAAATGGTGGATTTGTAATGATATTATCAAATTTTTTATTAAATTTTAAGAAATCTATACCTAATCCTTCATCATAATCTTGTGCTGTTACTTCAAAATTGTGTTCTTTTAAAACTTTAGAAATAGCGCCTTTTCCACAAGAAGGTTCTAAAACATTACCTATAAATTCTTCATTTTGCAATAATTGTTCAGTCATTGAATAAGGTGTTTGATAAAAATCTGATTTAGGTCTTTCTTTATTTGTATTTCCTGAAAAATTCTTTCCCATGTTTTACTCCTTAATTGTATTAAAATATTTATAATTTTTGTTTACTAATAAATTAGCATCTATTCTACCATATCCAAATATTTCTAATTTTTTATATTTTAAATATGTATTATATAATGGATTTATTTGATTATATGGTAAGCAATAGCTTTTAATATCTGGCAAAATCTCTAAACATTTATCAACTTCATCCTTAATTTCTGTAAATTTATTACATCTTAAATGTTTAAAACCATGTCCGCCTATTTCAAATCCTTCTGATTTAAGAAATTCTAATTCTTCTAAACTTAAATAAGCTGATTTATTATTTTTTTGTCTATATAAATCATGAGCATTATAACATTCTATAAATTCTATTGGTGCAACATTAGAATCTCTGATAATATCTCCTGAAACAAAAATAATTTTTCTTTTATCTTTAGGAAATTTATCAAAATTTAATAATACTGAATATAAACCGTCATCAAATGTTAAAATATCATATTTTTCAAAATCTATTGTAAAAATATCATCATAAATTTCATGTATCATTAAAATTTTCATTTTATATCCACTAATGTATAATTAAAAATAAGGAGGATTATTCCTCCAAATATTCTAAAATGTAAAATCGTCTTCCTGGTTTTTCTAAACTAGATGCAAATTTTCCATCAATGGATTCAGAAACACCATTGTGAATAATCTCTTTTCCATCAATAGAAACAAAAAACAAAATTAAACTATTATCTGAGTGAACTCCAGGAAATCCTGTTTCTTCCATTCTATCTATCCAAGCATTAAAGCTAGACATCTCTACTAAATTGATTTTCATTTAAGACTCCTTTAAAAATTTATAATAATTATATCAAATAAAATTTAAAAGATTTTTAAGTTCTTTTGTAATATATCCATTTTTAGGATATTTAGGTATTTTTTTATTTTTACCATTTTGTTTTAAATACTTAACAATTTTATTATAATCAGATTTACTAATTTTTTCCTTTAATCTAAAAGATTCTTTAGGATGTAAATATGGTAAATTTGGCTGATCCAAATAATCTGCACAATTTCTTAACCATTGAATTAAATCTTTTACACAATATCTTTTATGATTATTTTCTATTTTACCTAAAAATACATTACAATTAGAACACAATAATCCTCTTATTAATCCAGCTCCATTTTCACCTGGAATTTCTTTAGATGTCATATGTTGATGATCTAATGCATCAGAAATAGTTAAGTCTTTACCACACAAAGGACATTTACATGGTAAAAGACTTAATTTTAATTCTTTTAAAGTTTTAGCTGTTAATATTTCAAATTTCATTTTCTTCTTCAGATGGATAGAATGTTTTCATTAATGGATTTTTTCTTTCTTTATTAATTTCTTCTAGAGTTTTATTAATTTCTTTTTCATCCATTTTAAATATTTCTTCATATAATGTTTTAACTGGTAAAATATTAGCTCCGAAATCTCTTGCTTGAGAAAATGATTCTAGTCTTTTCATAAAGTTATTTAACTTCATCCTTTCAACAAACATGTTTTGACCAGGATAAAAAATTTCAATGTTTTCTTTTAATTTATTAAATTCAGATTCTTTAACAATTCCAGAATAAACCATTTCTCTTTTTAATAAATCAATGAATACATTAGAATAAACATCTCGTAATCTATCTACAAAAGAGTAAAATTTAACATCTTCTCTAGATGTTTGTGTAGATTCATAATCGAAAGTTTGATCTGCTTCTTGATTTATTGAAATTCTGTTTGAAGGAATTTTAAGAGATTTATATAATTTCTTATAAAAATATAAAATATCATCCATTTCACCAAGAGCACCTCTTTCATCAAGAAGTTCAACTTGTGTTCCTTTAGCTCCAGATCTATTTCCAAACCAGTAATCTTCGATTAATGATGTGATGTGTTGTTGATTTGTTACTTCTCCAGTATCTGAATTATAGAATTTTTTATATTTAAATTGTTCTTGAATTTTTCTCATAAAAGCTTCTGCTTTAGAAGAAGGTAAATCAGAAATATCAACATTAAAAATTCTTCTAGAAACAGATCTATTAAATCTTAATGGAATCAATAAATCTTCTAATGTTTTTAACATATTCGCTGGTTTTATAGCATTCTCTAAATAAGAATAAAAAACTTTACCATCAGATGAGGTTAAACCAAAATTTTGGTGAACTATTTCATCAATTTTATATTTATAAACAATCGGTTTATCATCTTTTGAATAATACATTTGATTAAATAAAGTTATTCCATCAATGTATTCATAAACTTCATCTTTTCCATTCCAAGCTAAATATCTAGGATCTAAATAAGTAACATTTGTTATTCCATTTTTCTTATTTTCTGAGTAAGAAACTTTTAAATTTAATTGACCATCTATATAAGAATCTCTTACTATTCTATAAAAATTTTTATTTAAATTTAATAATCTATATATTTTTTCAAATTTTTCTTGAAATATTTTTTCAAAATTCTTAGATTCTCCATTAAATTTAAGTTGAACAGTATCTTTAAATTCAGGAGTATATATTATTTCATTAACAATTTCATCTATTGCATCTGAAACTTCTGGATATTCAGCAATTTGTCTGTATATTTCAATTTTATCAGCTTGTCTCTGAGAAGTGGTTTGTTTATCATATGCATTATATCCAGCATTAAAATAAGCATCAAAAAACACAGTTCCATTTAAGAAACTATCATCTTGTGTTAGAACATTTTGAATTTTTTGAGGACTTATATCTCTGTAATAATCTAAATATTCTTTTGGTTGTTTCAAAAAAGTTTTTTTAATTTGTTCTGTTATCCACATTTTATCTCTTTTTAATCTTTTTATCTATTTATCTAAAATTTAGTGTTGTTTAACATTAATCTAATAAAGATTCTTGAATATTTTTTATACCATTTACTAAATCTTGACCAGAATTTCCTATAATTGTATTAACTATTTCTGAAATATATGATTCATTTTTAATAAATTCAACATCAGAATAAGTAAAATCTACTGAAAATCTTGATAATGCATCAACTTCTTCATCTGATGTTTCAACTGCTCCTACAGATGTTACAAAACAATTTGTTAATCTATATCCTTTAACTTTTTCTCTTGTTTTAGATAGTTGCCAAATTTCTACATCTCTCATATAATAAGGAGAACCTTCATTATTTGTTAAAGCATTTTGAAAAAAGTTTAAACCTTTATCAAATGAAAATAAAGTTTTAATGTTATTAATGCTCTTAACAATTCCAGATACACCATTTACTAGATCATTAGCAAAATCTCCAAATATTCCTAAAGCGTTTTCTTTATTTAATGTTGTGTTATCAACTTCTCTCATCCAATTCATAAATAATTCACGGACTTTCATTTCAGAATCATCAATAAAATTTACTGTATATGTAGCTTGTAAATCTGTTTCTCCTCTAACTCTAAAACGTCTTCCTTTTATAAAAAGTTCAACAGATCCGATAGTGCGTTCTGGTAACGAAGTCGACTGCGCTAGTATTGCCAATTTTTTACTTAATGCACCTGGAACAGCAAAGAGAATCAAATAAATATTAGATCGAACACTTAAGCCGGTTCCTAATTCTTTCTTCACATCTTTTAATGAAAAGCTAAATTGACCCATTTTTCTCTCTTTTTAATCTATTTATCTTTTTAAAATTTTAAAGATTTTTTTGATATTTTAAATAAAGGAGAATTTTTTATGCAAAATAATGAAGAATTGATGAAACAACACTTAAATGAAATCAAATGCAAAAAAGAGCAAACTTTTAAAGAAAAATATCCAGAAGATTATGAATATTTAAATAAAAAATACATCTTTAAAAAATTTATGCAATATAATAATAAATGTAAAATTTGTAATGATTTTTGTTTAGGCGAATTTTGCACAAGTTGTAAAAAAACAGATGAATATAAAAAAATTCATTATGAAAGAGTAAAACAAGGACAAATTAAAAAATATGGATCTTTAGAAAATTATTATAAATATTTTAATGATAAGGCTAAAAAAACTATAAAAGAAAAATATGGTGTAGAAAATATTTCTCAGTTAGACGATGTTAAAAATAAAAAGACAAAAACTACTAAAGAAAAATATGGCGTAGAAAATATTTCTGAATTAGAGTGGGTTAAAGAAAAAAAGAAAAAAACAAATTTAGAAAGATATGGTGTTAAACACTATGCTCAAATGTTCAATTATAAAAATATAGATTTAGATAAAGAAGAATATAACAGAAGAATGAATAAAGAATTTAATGAAGAATTTATACGAAATAATTTTATATATTTTGATGAAATAAAAAAGAAAAATTTATTCAATAATATAGATTTTATTAAATATTTTCCTATGCATGAATCCAATATGTATGCAATTAAAAAAAGATTTAATATTCAAGAAGATAATAAAACTAAGATTTTTGGAAAATTAGAAACTGAATTTATTGAAAAATTATCTAAAAAATTAAATACAGAAGTATTTTTTGAAAATTATTATACACTAGAAGATTTAAAAGATAAAAATTTAATAAGACAATTTAATATTGTAAAATACAAAGTCGATGGATTATTTATTCCTTTCAAACCTTCTTCTTTAGAAGAAATTTTTGAAAGATCTAATGAATGTATAATTTTTGAGTTTTTGGGTGATTATTGGCATTCAAACCCTGAAGTTTTTAATGAAAAAGATTTATATGCTGAAGGTGTTACTCATAAAGAAAATTATAATTTTACAATAGATAGATTTAATTATTTAAAAGATTTAAATTTTAAAATAAAATATATTTGGGAATCAGATTATAATAAATATGATTTAAAAGGAATTAAAGATTTTTAAAAGGGTGAAAATATCACCCTTTAAATTAAGCTTTAGAAATAGCTATACTGAAGTCATTTGTTCCGACATTAACGAAATGTAAAATTATCCATTCACTCACATACACAGGCTTGATATAAATATCGATTATTAACTGGTTGTTTGCAACCACAGACGGAGTGTTATTTGTTTCGTCCACGATTACCAAGAAGTCGGTTAATGCTCTAGCTGCTTTCTTGCCTGCAAGATAAGGCTTAATAATACTTGAAATATAATTTCTTGTAAACGCATCATTGAACTCAAATAATTGATATTTACTCATTTTAGCAAGAGCTCTTTCCATTTCATTAAACAATCTTCTTGTATTTACACGATCAAACGAACTTGCCTTAGTTTGAGATGTTTTATTACCCCATACAACACTTCCTTGATTAGGGAATGTTACGATTGGATTAATTTGATTTTTGTATAATTCATCTCTATTTGTTAATGAGAATGAATTTGCTAATTTAACAACATTTTTAATAATACCTCTATTTAAACCGGCTGAAGCCCAGTGTGAGCCATTTTCAAAGTTTACTTTCGCGGTAATACCACAAATATCACCACATAAATTTATCCAAACATTTTTATCTAAATCCGGTGAATATTGATATTTATAGTTAGAGAAAATAGCTATATAAGATGAATTATAGTTAAGTTCTTTTCTCCATTCTAAATGTTTTCTAGTTGCTTCTGTGGCTTTTAATCCAACACAAATTTCTTTAGGAGCTGAAATATATGCAACACAATCTAATCTTTTTAATACTAATTCTGCAGCAGCTTGCGGATATATTTCATTTGCCATAACTATATCTATTTCAACTTCTTCATTGTTTTCAAAAACATTATAAGCATCAATAATATCATCTTTACCAGCCTCTGAATCTGAGCCTTTATATAAATTTATAATATTATCTTCTAATCTAGATACAACTTTAGTTTGTAAATTTGCTTCATTTACATTTACTAAAATATAATTAGATTTCTTATTTATAACATTCTCTATATATAAAGAATTATTCATATCATCTTTAGCTTTTTCATTAAATGAAACAGTAAATGTTTCTACTAATTGATTTTTATAGAATACCATTAATCCAAATGTTCCAACATCAGGAATATATTCATATAAAGAATCTAATGAAATACCATCTTTAGCTTCTTTACCTTTATTAAAATCTTCTGGATTTGCTATTGCAACTTCTAATAAGTTACCCCATGCACCAGGAGTTTTTGCAAAGATTTTTAATTTAGATGTTTCAGAAACAAACGGTAAAGATTTTTGCAATTCATCAAATGTTGTATAATTTGGAACAGTGTGTTCGACAGTATCTAATAGATTAACATCTACTTCTGATCCATCTACGCTAACTTCTGCGCAAGCAGATTGAGTTCTTTCTAATTTATAAACTTTACCACCGGTTGTAGCAGATACAATTTGAGAATCATCATCTCTACCAATATAAGAAATATTTGTAAAGTATTGACCATTTATTAAAGCTATTTCAGAAGTTAAAACCCTAAATAATGGATCTATGTTAGAATCAGAAAAACCTATAATTTCACCTGGTTTAAGATTTACTTGACCTCTTAAACTTATTTTATTGCCTTTTGGTTGAACAGCTTCGGTTATTTTATAGATATAATCTCCATCATGAAGTTCTGGAATTGCATCAAATGTAACTGTTGTTACATCTTTTTTAACTGTTTGAAGAACAACGTTTGTTGGATCATTTGGATCTCTTTCCATAACATCTATTTGTTCATCTCTTAAATATTTAATTTTAAATGTTTGTGGTAATTCCATTACTGAAATTCTATCATTCACTTTAAATAAATCAGTTTTTTCAAAAGATATATCTACACCATTTTGTTTATATACTTTAAGATTTAATTTTGTTTTAATATCTTGTAAGAAGAATGTATCAGATTCATATGAAACATTTTCTAATAATTTCATATCACCATCTAAATTTGCAGCCCTTGAAACTAAAAGAGTATTAGAATATTGCAAGAAGTTATAACACTGCATCCATTCATTTATGTTTGTTTTTGTCGGATCTCCATATAAATCTCTCAAATTTTCGACTGAGTCGACAACTTGATAAAAACCTATAGGACCTTTAGTAAAATTGCCACCAAAAACTGTAACTGATGTGCCTTCGAATGCTACAACTTGTGAGATATCGCTCTCACGTATCGTCACACTCGGACTTAATAATGAGCCATTAGCCATTTTATTTTAACCTTTCTTTGAATTACACTAAGTCTTATTGATTTTGTGATTTTGCTTTTAAAGCAAATCAACAAGCATAGAAACCTAATCTTGATATTATCTCGAATAGGAATCTCGTGTAAATTATTTATCTCGGTTAAAATTGAATAATTTTAAAGTGTTTTAATAGATTCTAAACCATTTTTTAAATAATCAGATTCCCATATATATTTTACATTATATCCTAATGATTTTATAATATTTAATCTATCAAATGTTTTTTCATTTAAATATTCCATTGTTTTACCATAATATGTTTTGCTTAATGGATTAAATTTTTCTAAATTACCATGAAAATAATCACCTAAAAATTCATAAATTGTGTTTGAATCTTTATCATAACCATCTACTTTAAAAAAAGTATTGTTAAAATCAATTCTAAATTGTTGTATAATTATTATTTTAAATTTTTCTTTTAAATCGTGTATAAAAATTTGTTCTATTTTAATATTATTGGTATAATTTTTCTCATAAATATTAAATTTATTTTTTAACTGACACATTCTAGAATAAGCGTAATTAAAATAATCCATAGCATTGTTTATATAAAACAAATTATTTTTTATAAAATTGTTTATAAAAAAATCTTTGTTTAAATCTTCCCTTAAACGTCTTTCCATTTCAGTGTCTGAAATATTATTTATTTCTTTAACAGTTTTTTGAAATTTTAATAAACAAGTGCTAGATTGTAAAGGATAAATTGTATCATATTTATCCATCATTGTTTTATTTCTTTTTTCTTTTACTTCTTTTCTAGAAAAATTAGAAATATAACCATATTTTTTCATCATTGTATTTTGAAATTTTTCAACAATATTTTTATAATATTCTCTATTTCTTTTAAAAGGTATTAAAATATGCTTAGTGTGTAATTTATAAATATGATTTTTTACTATAAAATCATAATCAAATTCATGTTTTGAATATTTTTTTACCTTTTTTAAAAAAGATGAAATTCCCAAATGTTTTATGTTTTGAGATACACAAAGAATTGCTTCTGTTAAAGAACAATCAAAAATATTAATCAATCTGTTAATTAATATTAAATTATAAAAATCTAAATATTTCTTTGTATATCTTATTTTTTCTGGAATATCAATCATTTTTAGTGTTTATCCACTCGAATTTTAAATTTCCACAATCATATATTCTTCTATAATCATTATTGAACATATTTTCTGCTTCAGAAAGATTTTCATCAAATGTATTTAATTTATCTTTTAATTTGTGTTTTTGAAATTTAACTCTAGAACTTAATTCTAATTCTCCACTTTTAAAATAAAAATAATTAGGATTAATAGCTTCTATAAAGGTAAAACCTAAAGCAGTATATACATTTCCTTTTGAAAATCTTCTGTTTGCATATGTTATCACTGATTTTGGATTATATTTGTTAACAAAATATTTCCAGAGCTTTGAAGCTGCTCCAATAATATTATAATTTCTTTTTGAACAAAATCTAATTAATTCATATTCATATTTTTTATTAAATCTAGGCATTGAAAAAGTCATTACACTAACTAATTCATCATCATAAAACAATCCAATGTTTACTTTAGATTGTATATATCCTTGTATATGATTCATTTCTAAAAATTCTTTAATATCAGAAGAATTAACTTCTCTAATAGTGCATTTTCTTGCAAATATTCGTTTAGATAATCCTAATCTAGATTTTATCATAGATAACCATAGTTCCAAATCTTCACCGTCGAAAATCTGTAATAATTGTATTCCTTGTTCTAAACATTTATTTGTTTGATTTAAATGATAATTTCTATCAATAGTAAAATCTTTACCTTCTGAATGTGATTCTAATTCTATGCAATTTACAGCCAAATTATGATTTTTAAATAAAATGTCAACACCATTAACATCTAATTCTTTATCTTCTATATCTATATTATTGAAAATATAATTTTTTATTTCTGAATTTGATTTAAGAATTAACTTTGGTTTTACTTCTGTTTTAATCTTAATTTCTGGTAATTTTGGTGGTTTGGGTGATTTAGGTAACTTTTTAATAGAAAAAAGTTTAAATTTTCCCTTTTTGCGAGGTTTAAACTTATGATTCTTATAAAATATCTCTTTATCAATATCTAATTCATAAAAATTAAGCATAGATTTTAATGATACAGACATTTTATCTATTTTAACAGTGTTCATAACACATTGTATTGCATCTATTAATGAACATTTATATAAATTCATTAATCTATAAACAAGATATTTATTATAATAAGATTGAAAAACACATTTAGAATATCTTAAAGATTTTGGAAATTTATCTTTATACACTCTTAGCTCCTTTAAATTTTATTAATATAATATCAATAAAATCTTAATAATTTTATCGAGATTCTAATGTTGCAATTAAAACCTCGATTAATTTTAAAATTATGAATAAGCTACAACGTTAGTAGCAGCATTATTGATTAATTTCTTAGGATCATTTTTCTCGTCCACACCTACTATCCAGTCTGAAAAACTCAGTGTCACGTCGAATTCTTGAATTTGATCAACACCATCTGCTGTTACTTGAATTTCAGCAACATTTTGGGGCCACACGTTGTGGAAGGTATACACTGCTGTTGGATTTTCTTGACTATCCAATTGTTGGACTGTCATATCCACAAATAATCCACCAGGATTACCTGAATGCCAGTTTTCTTGGAAGTTATCAGTAGCAGCCATCCAAGATAAGAATGTTCTTCTTACTGAATGTTCAACATCATTATAAAATGTTAAATTCCATGTTGTTTCATAAGAAGTATCTCCAGGAATTGGAAGTTTTCTGCCTTGATTCCAAACTTCTATTTGTCCTATTGTTACTGATGGAAACGATGCAGCCTTACACATAAAGCTCATTGTTTCTACATCAGTGGTTTTGGTTACTTCATTAGGGAGTGAAAATAAAACTCTATATTTAGATGATTTAGCTGCTCCTCCCCTAGAAAGACCAACTTTCATTTTTTCTATTCTATTTGACATATTAAAGGCCTTATAAATTATAATTTTGTTTTATAATTTATTTATCTTTTAAGGCCTTTTTTAGTGTTTTTAATCAATAAACATTAATTGACCAATTTTTTTATAAATTTTTCCTTCATAATTTGCACTAGATGAACCATAATATCTCATTAACATAGAATCAACATTTGTTTTTGCCTTATCTAATTGATTTTGAGATTTATATGTATTCAAAATATAAGCAGATGCTGCAATATTTGTTTCTATTTCAAACAAATCTTGTCTTGTTTGAGCTATATTGTTTTTCTTTAAATCATCTTTCCAAAATTCCCAAACAACTCCACCTAATCCTACTGCTTTTATTCTTTTCTTTAAAGATGGTATATATGTTTCTTTATGTTCCATATATGGTTTTAAAGAAGATTCTGTGTATAAAACAGAATAAAGAACAATAGGATTAATATTATATATTTCTGAATTTTTAATTATAGAATTAAATATTTTTAATTTCTCATTTTCTGAAATATAATCTATTTTACTCATATCATTTAAAATTGCTTTAGAAATTCTTGTATTAAAAGATCTTTTTTCTAATTTTTCAATTTTAGATTTATAAGTTTCTATAATAATATTCAAATTTTTATTTTCTTCAATTGCTAAATCAATAGAAGATTTATAAGTATTTTTTATTTTAGTAATAGATTCATTATAATTAATGATTGTAAATGTGTAAAAACAAACATTAAATATAATTACAAAATATAATAAAAAATAATTTTCAAAATGAATTCTAATTTTAGATTTCTGAACTTTGATTTTTCGATACATCTTTAACCTTTAAAAATAACCATTTTCTAATGCCCATGGATCATCTGGTTCATCATCTTCATCATCTATTGAATTGTAAACATAATTAATAATATTATGTATATGCTCATCAGATAATTCTTTAATGTTTGTCCCATTCCAAAAATAGTCATTATATTTTAACTTCAAATATGAACTTAAAATATCTATGGTTTCATCATTAAATTTTAAATCTATTCTCATAGTTAATCTTCAATGTAAAGTTTGATATTTTTAAATTCATTCTGTAATTTTTGAAATTCTTCATAACTCTTAACTGTTCTTATATAATGTTTAACATTATCTTTTATAAAATACACAAACATTTTATTCTCCTTCTGGTATTAATGATAAAAATTTATCACAATTTTCTTTTATATTTTTAAAAAACCAAATATCAATATTATCATTATTATATTGTATCTTATCTTCCATATAATCTCCAAGAGATGAGACTAAATCTTCTAACGCCTTTAATAATTCTTCATTCATAAAATATCCTTTAATTTTTTATTAATGTTTTAAAAATTCAATTAAATCAGAACCTTTATAAAAAGCTTTACCTTTATAGTCTGTTTCAACTTTACCAGTAATTGTTCCGAAAACATCTGTTACATATTCTTTTTCATAGTATGCTAAAGGATTTATACAATCTTGTTTAACAATAAATTTTAATAAATCAGCTTTAGATACAACCATTTTTGTTTCATTTTTAAACACTAATGGAATCATTGGTATATTAATTGATTTAAATTTTTTACCAAATTCTGTAGAATTATCTAAAAATATTTGAATTTTATCAACTTCTACAAAATCAGATTTTTCAATAGTTGTAAATGACACAAAATTTGTTTCTTCTGTATATGTATTATCATCAGTTCCAATAAATTCAATTTTTGCTTTTATTTTATATTTTTTACCTAATTCGGCTTTTACATAATCAACTAAAGCACCTGATGAACTATTTGCTACCACTGTTCCAACTAAAACATTTACTGGTTGTTCATTTTCATCCAAAAACGTTATTCTATTAACCTTTTTTATTAGCGTCTTATCGTTTGGAGTTGCTGATAATTCAATAGTAAAAAACTTTTCTGTATCAGATCTATTATTTGCTAATACAACATTTGTATTTTCAATTCTTTCATAATCATCTGAATATCCAGAACCAGCAAAATCATATTCAATTACTAATGTAAAAAATACATTTAATGGATTTGGCATTTACGTATTCCTTAATCAAACATGAATTTTTTCATGTTCTTTTTAATGTATTTATCTTTTTTATACTTCTTAGAAGTAACAACTTTTGTAGAAAGATCTATTTCTCTTTCTATGTTTTTCTTTATGTTGAAATCTCTATTGTATTTCATTTTCTATCCTTTTTAAATATTTATAAAAATTATAACATTTTAAATTTAAAAATTGTTTAAATCTATTACTTCTATTCCACATTCTTTAAAAATTTCTTTAGTTATTTTAAAAGATTCTTCCCATTTTTCAGAATGTTTATATTTCATAACAACAGTTTTAATGTTTGTATTAGATATAATTTTTGCACATTCATTACACACTGGTAAACCATAAACAAACAATAAAGAATTATCAATATTAATCCCATAATTTAATGCATTTATTAAAGCATTCATTTCAGCGTGAATTATTCTAGAATATTTAAATTCTCTATTTTGATATAAATCTTCTGTATCATTAAATCTTGAAGAGAATCCATTGTAACCAGTAGCAAGAATTCTACCTGTATCAGAAATTATTACTGCACCTATTTTTGAAGATGGATCTTTTGACCACTCTGAAACATCTTCTGCTATTTTCATAAATCTATTTAACCATTTTTCAGATTTAATATTCATATTATCTCCTATATTTATTTAAATTGTAATTATTTTATTACTTATAAACCAGGAATTAGATTATTTAGTAACAATTGATCTAAATCTAAATCATTCAACAACATTGCAAAATAATTCATATCTGCATTAGTTAAAATTAAATTACATAACATAAAATCCATAGTATCTCCTTAATAGTAGTATAATGCATCTTTTTTATTTAATGGAATATAGTCTTCTATATCACCAGAATTTTTTAACTCTTTGCATTCTTCTATTGGTAAAACGTCATTAATTTTTTTATTAAAAATTTTGTCACCAAAAGAATTTAAAAATAATAATTTTTTACCATATTTAAATTCTATTTTACCAAATATTTGTAAATTAAGCTCATTTGTTTTTAATTCTTGTATTAAATAACTAACTGGAATTAATTTTGAACAATCCATCAATTCATTATTTCTAATAAATGATTGTGTGTTTTTAGATAAATGATCAATATTATATAATGAATTAAAAATGCAATTGCCTCTTTTTAACCAAACCGTTTCATCATCTTTTCTGTATAAAAGATTAGGAGATGATATATTTGCTATCGAAATTCCTAATCTTTCTGTTACTTCATTAGCTAAAAAATAATTTTTTAATGTATTCATTTTAAAACCTTATTTAGTTAAAAAACCTAAATTATAAATAGGTTTCACATCAACTATTGTATAATAATCTACTTCTTCATTAATGTATTCTTTAGCTTCTTTTATTGTCATTCTTTTATTGAAAATATCATATTCAGCAATACTTTTCATCCACTGTTCGTCTCCATTTGGATCTAAAACTTTTGCTTCAAAATACCACAAAACATCTTCAATATTAATAAATTCTTTATTGACTTCTTCTATTTCTATTTCATTATATGGAAAACAATACATTCCATTATAAATGTCTTCTACTTTAAAAACATCGCTAACATATCTGTCTTCTTCTCTTAACATGACTAATTTATCACCTATTTTAAATTTAGGATTAATATTATTTTGAACTTTTATAAATTTAGCTAAAATACTTCCTAAAATATTTAAATTTAATTCACCATTATCAAAATAATATGCTTCTTCATAATCATAAAAAGTAAGACCTAAATCTTTAAAAAATTCTTCATTTTCTTTAGGGTTAAGTAACATATTTACTGTATTAGTATTTTCTAAAACACCTTCTTTTAAATTTAAAATAATTTCTGTGTAATATTTCTGATTTGTATATCTAGCATAACTTTCAGCATTTATTACATTTTCTAGAATATGTTCTATAATGTCATCTATTGTATAATCTTTTTCTTTTGTATCTTGAAATGTTACAGTATATGTTTTATCTGCAATTTGAGTATCATATTTTGTAACAAAAACTTCTTTCTTTTCTCTAACTGTTGGTATCATCTTTGTCTCCTTATTTAAAATATTTGAAACAATTATAACACTTTAAGTTTAGGTTTTTATTAAATTTTTGCACAAGTTGCACTATATTTAAAAATTATTCAGATAAATAGAACAAAAAGAGATGTCATGGCTATAGATGATAAAGATTATCAACGTTTTAAACAATTAATTGCTTATAGAGAATCAAGAGGAAATTATAAGGCAGAAAATTCTGGTGGTTTTTTAGGTAGATATCAATTTGGTGCACCAAGATTATATGATTTAGGATTATTAAAACGTCCATGGGACAAAAAACAAGGATCTCAAAAAGCATTTTTAGCTAATGAAGATAACTGGACAATTAAAGGCGGTAAAGAAAGATTTTTAAATGATCCAGAATTACAAGAACAAATAGCCGATGTTCACTTTAAAAGATTATTTGCAACCATTAATAAAAATAATAATTTATCTACAGAAGAAACATTCGGTAGAACCGCTGCATCACACTTGCTTGGCACAGGAGGAATGAAAGATCTAATTTATGGAAAAAAAGATAGAACAGATGCAAATGGAACAAAAGCTTCTGATTATTATAATATGGCTAAAAATTTTAAAACAGCATCTATAGGTAAAGATATAGATGTTTCTGGATCTGTAAATATAAATCAGGATTCTGGACTTTCGACTGATACAACTCCAGTAAAAACGAAAGATTTAGATTTTAAAATGGAAGATTTAGGTGTAACAGCTGGAGCTTTATTGGCCGGATTAAAAAATGCTGGAGTAACTCCACAAAAAATCAAAACATCTGTTTCTAATATTTTTAAATCTGATTCTAAATCAGAATCTAAAAAAGAAGAAAATAAAAAAGAAGAAAAAAAATCTAGTGTTGTAGATAATACTTTAAAAGCTTTAGATGGTGTAAAGGTTTTTACAAAAGCACTAGAAATTGAAACAAACGGAGTTTCAGATTATTCAAAATTAAGCACAGAAGTTCAAAATAGATTTGGTGCTGCTATATTAAAACAATTAGAAGAAACAAATACAACCTTAAAAACATTTGTTAATAAAGTGATAGATAATCAAGATACATCTATTAAACACAATACACCAACTCCTGTTTCTAAAGCAAATTCTAAAACAGAAAAATCTCAAGAAGTATCAGAAAATTCAGGAACAGGTTTGGGAATAGCAGGATTAGCTGGATTAGCATCATTTTTATTACCTGAAATTGCATCAGCTATAAGATTATTCTTTAATTCAACTAAATTATTAACATGGTTTAAAGATTTGTTGGAATCTGTTCCTTTAATTAAATCTTTAAAATCTTTTGGATCTTCATTATTTGATGGTTTAAAAACAGCAATAGAATTTGGACAAAAATGGATTCCAAAAATAGGTAATTTTTTCTCTAAAGAATGGGCAATTTGGTCTGAGAGATTAGGAAAAATATGGGGTTATGTTTCACCTTTATTGGGTGGTATTAAAGACGCAGCTGTAAAAGCTGGAGCGGCTGTTGTAGATGGAGCTAAATCTGTTGGTAAATCTCTTGTATCAGGTGCAAAATCAGTATGGGGAGAAATATCATCAACTGTTTCATCTACAGTAGATTCTGTTAAAAATTCAGAAACAGTTAAAACAGCAGTATCTGCGACTAAAGATTTTGTTGCTCCAGCAGCTGAAAAGGCAGTTTCTTGGTGGGACAAAACCAAAACATTTGCATCAGAAACATGGGATTCAACCGTCAAAGTTGCAAATGAAACAGTGGATGTCGTAAAAGCAGGATATGATTATACAAAAGGTTTGGTAACAAGCGGATGGCAAACAGCCAAAGGATTTGTAAATTCTAAATTAGTTGGTCCATTTATTGATTGGTTAGAAAAATATGGAGCACCTATTGTTGATGGAGCAAAAAAATATTTTAATATCGCAATAAATTCAAAAGTTGCTAAAGGTTTTATGGATTTTTTACCTGGTGGCGGAATTATAAAAAAAGGTATGGATTTATTTGATTCTATTTTGCCTAATATAGATGGAAAATCTCCATTGACTTGGCTTGGTTCTAAAGTTGTTGACGGATTTTCGAAATTATCTAGTAATTTTGCAACTTTTGCTAAAAAATTGGGTTTAGGTGGAGCAATAAAATATATTTTTAAAAGAATACCTGTAATTGGTTTATTATTATCTATACCACAGGCATTAAGATATTTAGCAGATGGTGATTACACAAAAGCTGGTGCAGCTATCATTTCTGGCATAGCTGGATTATTTCCTGGTGCAGGAACAGCAATATCTGCCGGAATAGATGCAATGCTATTAGCAGATGATATGGGAGTTTTACCTGATGTTACGAAAGTTCTGGGTTCAGAAGAACCTGTGAATGTATCTGATTTAAAATTAGATGATTTAGCACCAACTTCTGGAGATGTGTCTAAAGTTTCAGATTCAGTATCTGGAGAAAATGACGTTCAAGGTGTTCAAAATCCAGGATATGGTAAAGTTCCAAATGATGTTGTTTTATCAGATAAAAATGATATATTTTCTCAAGTATCTTATTCTAATTCTTATCCTTATTTAGTAGATAGAAATATTACAGAATTATATAATTCTTCATCAGTTCAATCTAATGTTTTGTCTTCATATGATTCTGTTTTAACACCTATTTTTAGGGCATATCCAGATGCATTTTTATCTTCAGGATTTAGAGGAAATGAATTAAATTCAAAAGTTGGCGGTAAATCAGAATCTAAACATAAATCTGGACAAGCTTTTGATATTCAATTTAAAAATCATAATGTAACAGAAGTTATGAATGCTATTGCAAATAATGAAATACCTGGTTTAAAACAAGATGGATATTATTTACACGAAGGTTCGTGGTTACACGCACAAGCAGTTCCTGGTCATAATTCTAAATTAAGAACTGCCGTTTATGATAAAAGTTCAGGACATGCATCTGCTTTTGTTCCAACAAGAGCAGCAAAACAAACAGTTATGTCAGTAGAGCATGATACTTCTAATGCAGAAGGTATTGCTAATTTATCACAAAAAATAGATGATACTCAAAAAGCCGTTGCAAATGTTGCTAATGCTGTTGCAGCAACAACACCTGGAGCTCAGGAAAATACATTAAGAGATGCGATGAATTCTAATGTTTATTAAAAATTTAGTATAAAAGATAAATAATTTAATAAGTTTTTTTCACTTATTAAGTGTTTTACGATTATCAATATCTGAAAAAGATAAATAATTTCGTAAAAATTAAAATTAATTATAGAAGGTCAATATGATTGAAATATTAAAAAACGTTCTTAACGAAGATGTTTTAACTTCTGAACTTCAAACTGAAATTGAAAATAGATTCAATGAAGCTGTTGAAGAGAAGTCTAGACAACTAGTTGAAGAAAGAATACAAGAAGAAAAGCAAAATTTAATAGAAGAATATGATGCTAAGCTTGAAGATTTAAATGAAATGCTAATTGCAAAATTAGATAAATTTTTAAGTGAAGAAATATCTAACTTTAAAGATTCTATTAATGAAAAATTAAAACATGATTTAGATATTGAACAAGCTGATGCTATTATTGAAGCATTTGATGCTATGGTAATTGCTTCTGGTGCAGATTTAATGTCTATTCAAAGTAAGTTTGAAGAGAAAACATCTTCTAAAGAAAAAGAATTAACAGAGAAATTGGATTCAACAATAGCTAAAAATCTAGAGCTTAAAACTAAAGTTCAAGATCTTGAAAAAGAGGTAACTTTATCAGAAGCTTGTAAAGATCTTACTATTTCTGAAGCAGAAAAATTAAGAAAAGTTGCATCTCTTTATCCAGTAGATGAAGATTTTGCTGAAAAAGTAAAAGTTCTTAAAGAGTCAATACTTGAAAAAGTAGAAGAAGCTCCAAAAGAAGAGAAAAAAGAAGAAATTAAAGAATCTTGGGCAAAATATTGCTAAAAAGATAAATAATTATGTATTTTTTTAAACTAAGAAAACAAAAGGAAATTAATAAAATGAATTTAACTGAAAAATTTCAACCAATTCTTGAAAGCTCAAAATACGAGCCTTTAAAAGAATCTGATAAAAATATTATGGCTCTTGTATTAGAGAACACTTCTAAAGAAGCTGAAGCTCTAATTAAAGAATCTGGTACAACTACTGGCGATATCGCTCAATTTACACCAATTATGATTCCACTTGTAAGACGTGTATTTCCAAAACTTATAGCTAATGAGTTACTTGGTGTTCAGCCTATGACAATGCCAACAGGCTTTATATATTCATTGTATAATAGATTTGTTGGTAATGGTATTAATCCTATTAAAGGAACAAATGCTGGTCAAGTTATAGAAGTTACAAACACTGGTCTTAATGTTGGTGATGCAGCAACTTCAGCAGCTGGCGGTAATGGCAAAGTTGTTTTTGTTGATAAGATTAATGGTCTTGTTCTTATTTCACTTGATGACAAAACAAAAGGTTTTACAAAAGGTGAAACATTTGGTGCTGGTGGTGCAATTAAGAATGTTTATTCTAACGAAGCTATCTTCCACACAATTCTTCCATCTTATAGTGGTCCAGTATCTACTGCAGTTGGTGAGGTTATGGGTAAAGATATTAATGAAGTTGGTTTCGATGTTGCTAAGAAAGCAGTTGAGGTTCAAACTCGTAAATTAAAAGCTAGATATACACTAGAAATGTATGAAGATCTTAAAGCGCAACACGGTCTTTTAGCTGATGAAGAGCTTATGTCTTTAATGCAAGCTGAATTACAAACAGAAATAGATAGAGAAGTTCTTAAGTTTGTTAATGATAATGCAACACACGTAGCTGATCCATTTGCTCCTTCAACTGTTGATGGTAGATGGGAAATTGAGAAATACAGAGTTCAAGCTATTAAGATTGATCTAGAGTCTGCTAATGTTGGTATTGATACAAAACGTGGTAATGCAAATGTTATTGTATGTTCACCAAAAGTTGCAGTAATGTTATCTCAAGCTGGATCATTCAAATTTGCTGATTCTTCAGCTAATATAGATCAAAAACTATTTAATGGTCTTGTTGGAACATATGATGGCAGATATCGTGTAATTGTTGATCAATATGCAACAAGCGATTATATTACTGTTCTTTATAAAGGTTCTGACCGTCGTGATGGACTTGGATTTTTCTGTCCTTATGTTCCTCTAAGTTTTCAAAAATTGGTAGATCCTGAGTCAGGCGCACCAAGTATTATGTTAAGAACACGTTATGGACTTACAACCAACCCGATGAATGCCGAATGGTATGCAAGAAACTGGGCTGTAGATTTAGCTAATACAATCTTAGCTTAATGTTAAACGAATCTCCTTTCAAAGGAGATTCTTTAACTTTTTATAAATCTTTCAATTTTATCAAATTAAAGATATTCATTAGAAATAACTTTTATAATCTCTATTCCATCAGTACTTTTTAAAACAAAACCTTCAAGTTTTTTACCACATTTTTCATTAACTTCTATTAAGAGTTTATCAATAAATTCTTGCAAATTATTTGAATATTCTGATGGTTTTTGTAATTGATATTTGCAATCAACTATTTCAATATGCTTATCAAAAAGATTTAAATCTTTTAATACTTTATATCTTTCTTCACAAGTAAAATATTTTTGGTTATCAATATCCCATATATTAAATATTTTTAATGTATTTTTATTAACATTATGAGGATTATTTTGAATTTTAGGTCCTATAATTTCACCTTGAATTGCTATATTTTGTTTATACTCACTTAATACATTTAACATTTGCTCTGTATATAGATTAAATAGTTCACTTTTCAATTCTAAATTTCTTGAACAAACACCTACAGTTCCATTATAATAATAATTTGTAAAAGAAGTACCATCGTTTTTCAAAGTGATCTCGAATTTTTTATCTTTAATTCTATCATAATCTTCTTCTGTTAAATTTTGTATTCTAATACAATCTGTTTTTTTAATAAAAGAAGGAAAACTTCCTTTTGCATCTAGATTATTAGAACTAATCGGAATTTCGTATTTAAGAACATTAAATGTTTCTGTTAAATCTGCTCCTAAATCTGCATTAAGAATATTAGGTATAACAAATCCTTGTGAAAATTGACCTTTCATTTTTATTGTTTTTATTAAAATTCCTTCTTTATTATTAAATGATTTATTGCATCTTTCTTTTAAAGGTGTGAGATATTCATTTAATATATTTTGATAAGGTATAAAAGAATCAATCTCAAAATATATAACATTTTCACCAATTGAATATACATCTTTAGGAATTATAACTTTCCAACCACCAAACTGAGCAAGTTCTATTCTATCTGCACCTTCAATAGGCAAAATATTGTCTATTTTCTTTACAGAAACTAATTTTCTTTGATAATCCATATTAACTCCTTATCCTTCTACAAACAACACTACATCTAGTGGTGTTTGAAAATTTTGATTTTCTAAATCTAACATAATAGATTCATAAGATTCTGGATTTATCTGACTTAATTCATTTAAATCAGCAAGCAATCTTCCATAATAACCATTTCCTTTAGATAAAGATCTAAACAATCTTAATATCTCTTCTCTTTTCATTTTAATCTCCTTTTATTTACTAAGCGCCCAAGAAAACGCTAAAACTAGTATTATAAAACAAATACCAACTAAAGTTTTAACTTGTGTGTCATATTCTTTTTGTGTCAGTGTATCTCCTTTAATTTATAGAGTAATTATATCTAATAAAGTTTAAAGTTTTATTAATTTTATACCTTTTTAAGATTAAATTTTTTATACCTCTTTTTATAGATTTATGCCTAGCATTTCTACAAAAAGAGGTATAAAAATTTTTGTCTACAAAATTCCTTATATATAATTTAATAAAAAAAATTAGTGTAACAAAAGAAGAAAAAGCTATCATAAAGATAGCTTTAAAAGAAGTTTACCAATCTAAATCAGATTTATTATTTCTAACATTCCATCCTAGATTATTAATCATTAATTCAAGTGATTTTAAAAACATTAAATCCCAATTTTTATCAAAATCTACATAATCTTTAAATAATTGAGCGAATTTTTCATTATTAAATGCAAAAGAATCAGAATTAAGCGGATTTGGTTCTTTTAAATATAACATTTTAACTTTTTCATTAACTGTCATAGGATTAAATGTTAATTCTAAATTATTTTCTTTAATATACTTATTTGAAACTAAAACAGATCTAGAATTTATAGGAATAGCAACCTTTCTACCATCTTTATATTGTGGTTTTTCTAAATCATAATTTAATGAATTAACACCAGAAGTTCTTGCTATTTCCATTAATGGATAATTTAAATATTGTTCTTTTACATTATTAAGCCAATCTTGAAGATGTTTCTGATCTTTTTCTAATATAATTAATGTTGCTTCTTCTAGAAATTTTCTTGCAAAAGGTGGTGTGCTAGATTTAACAATTTCTATTCCTTGTTTTTTTATTTCTGGATTATTTTCGTCTAAAAATTCTACACCTTCGTTATCTAATTCTCTCATAAAATATTTTTTCTTAGATAACCAAACAGCACCTTTAAAAATAACTTCTCTTTTCATTCCTATTTTTTGATCTTGAACTGCATTAAAAATATCTGCTAATTCTAAAATTGATTCTTCTACCTTTGGTTGTATTTTTTCATTTATAAAATTATCTATGATTTCTTTAGATTCTTTTAACGTTTTACCTTTTGTTAATTCTTCTCCGATATGATCTAGTGCAAAGTAACAACTGTCAGTATCACCATAAATACAATAGTCGGATTTGTTTTCTTTTAATGTTTGCATATAATCATTAACTCTTTTTGCAACTAATTGTATAAAAAATCTTCCATTTCCAGTAATTGCTCTTGCTATTTCTTGATTGAATAATAAGAAATACTTATTTGAAAGTCCTCCATAGAGCGAATTCATGGAGGTCTTCAATGAAATTTGTAATACATTATAATAAGCAGCCTGACGTTCTTTTTCATCTATAATAGATTTTAACTTTTCATCATTATTTTTTCTATATTGTTCCTTTAATTTTTCAGCTTCTGCTTCTAAAGTTAACATTTCTTTTTTAGCTTTTTTTCTATCTGTATATATTTTTAAAATAATTTCTGGAATTATTCCTTTTTCATCTTTAGAGAAAAATGCACCATTTATAGAATACGCTATATTATATTTTTTACATATTTCTGAAAAATTCTTTAGAATTTCTGGTTTTTCATAATATAATTTTAATAATCTTTCTTCATCTTCATCATATAAATAAGTGTCTTTAAATTCTTGTAATTCTTTTGGTAATTTATTATAAGGAATAAATGTTTCTGGTGACATATTAAAAGAATACATTCCTAATAAAGGGTACATTGAATTAACATCTAATGAAAATCCCCAATCTATTTTAGATAATCTTGGATCTCTTACAAAACCACCTTTAACAGAAACCTTTATATCAGAATTTTCAATATCTGGCAATATTTTTTTATCTTTATAAACAAAATTTGCCAAACATTGTGACCATTGTTTAGTTGTTCCTAAAGAATCTTCAGGATTTACACCCATCATTGAAGCAATCATTATTAATGTGTCTGTTAATTTAAATTTATCATCTATTTTAAATAATAGATATGTATCTATAATACCATAATGAATAAACCAATCTTTCACTATTTCTTTAAATTTAGGTGTATTTTGATTATAAAATAATTGTTTTTCGAATTCATTAGTTGGTTCTGATTCTGGAATTATATATCCTTCACCAGTTCTAAATCCTTCAAATGTTTTAAAACAATCATGATTAACTTTACCATATTTTAAATCTGTTTTAGCTAAAAAATCTAGTGAATAAGATTCTCTTGGCTTTAAAACAAATTTTTTATATAAATCCATAAAATCTAAAAAAATACATCCTGGAACATTTAAAGAATATCCATTATGATCTTGTTTTAGTTCTGACTTAAACCCAAACGGAGAAAAATCTGGAGCAATTCCTAATTTTAAAGGTCTTTTATATAAGTAATGAAAGTCAAAATTATTGCCATTATGTGCATAAACTATTAAAAATTTAAGTGTTTTTAATATTTTAAAAAAAGATTGCAATAGATGTATTTCATTTTTACATTTTAAATATTTAACTTTAAAATCGAATGTTTCATTATTAAATGAATATTTTTCGTTGATATGTTCTGGATTAAAATCTTCTAATCCTAAAATTATATTTGTATTTGTTAATTTATCAAAAATTTGTATTAAAACAATTTGTTCATTACATTCTTCTACATTAATTGGTGCTTTAGCTGTTGTTTCTATATCTAAATATCCAATTCTAGCATTTTTATTATAATTTGATTTATCAAAATCCCAATACTCATCTCTAATATTGGCATATCCTGGATTAGTTGTTCCATATTTTTTAGAAGTTATATCTTTAGAATCTTGAACTTTTCTTAATTTAATTGAATTATCTAAAAAATATTCAAAATCTCCATTTTTATCTTCTATAAATGTGAATTGTTTTTTATCTATTTTTTTAACTTTTGATTCTTTACCATCATAATATCTTTCATAATATTCCCATGGTTTATCTGGATCTCTGAAAAAACATTCGAATAATTTCATTAATTCTCCTATGTATCTTTACTAACATTTAATTATATATTAACAATCTATAACATATTTGCTAAATTTTTTAATACTTTCATCTATTACAAAAATGTTATCTTTTAATACAAAGCCACAACTTATTAACGCTTTTTTAGTGTAAGTATCTTCTTCATAAGTATATACTCTATCTTCTAATAAGAAATTATTTTTAACTATATTTTTTAATAAATCTATTTTCTTTTTTTCAAATCTAGAATTATTAATAAATTCAATTAATTTTTCTTTATTTTTATGCGTATTTAATATATTATATAACCAACATTTTATTAAAAAGTTTTTATCATTTATATATGCAGAACTAATAGATATAAATATTAATTTATCTTGTTCGTCTCTAATAATATCTAATTTTGTTTTATTATAAACAAATGATAAGTCTTTAAATTGATTATCTTTAAATCCAGACACGCCTATTAAATCAATAAATTTATTATAATCTTTATCATCAAATGAATTTTTTTGTTTTTCATTAATCATTTCTTTAGCTTTTTCTTTATATTTAACATAATCTATAAAATCATTAGAGACATTAGATGAAACAACATTAAATTGATAATCTAACAAATATTTAAATATTTCTGTTCTTGACATATTAAAAATATTTATTAATTGTCTTATTTTTATATGAAATTCACCAATTTTCTTTAATTTTAACTCCATAAAGCTATTCATTTCATAAATTTCATAAAAGAATGGATATTTAATATCAGCTTCAATATCCTGTTCTTTTATTTTATCAAATAAAACAGGTTTATAAGATTTACGTTCTTCAATATAATAAAAAATATGTGATGCTTTTCTAGATCTTTTTATCATTTGCAAAGACGAAATGGTGTCAGTAGATTTAGAAGTATCGAAATGAAAGTGAAAATCCACTCTATTCATATTCGAAACACCAACTGTTAAAACAGGAGAATAAATTAAAACGTCCCAATAATCTTGTTCTTCTTCTTGCATAATAGAATATATCAATTCATTGGTCTCTTTTGGATTTTCTCCAGACAAAGTATAAACTCTTAATCCAGCAGTTTTTAATCTATCTTCAAGTGTCTTTAAATACATTGTAGAAGTAACAGATATTGATATTTTTAAATTTTGTTCTCTGATTTTTCTTGCAACAGATAGTAAAGATCCTAAAAAGATTTCTTTAGTTTTTAAAGAAATTATATTACATGTATCTCTATAATCATTTTCTATTATAATTTCAGTTTTTCTCTTAATTAATTTTTTTTCAAATCCTGTTAAAAAAGCATCTGCTACTAATAAATTAATTTTTGAATTTATTATTTTATATAGAAATTCAAAATTTTTAAAATTGTTTGTCATTGGATCTATTGAATAAGTTATTATCGATTCAAATTCATCAAAAATAACTAAATCAAAATCAAACATAACATATTTAAATATAGAATCATATTGACAAATTAAAACATCAAAACGTTTAGGATTATCTAAATATAATTCTACCTTTTTGTTTAAAAAATTATCTTCTATATTCTTATATTTTTTATAATAATCTTGTGCAACTGATATTCTTGGCGTAATTATTAAAATTTTTTGTTCTTTTTGCAAACATAAATCAATTATTTCTTTTATTGCAGAAGATTTTGCGGATCCCATTGGTGATTTTATATACATTGCGGTGTTTTTAGAATCAGCAAATTGTTGAATTTCTTTTTGAATATCAAATTTTGAAATATATTGTTTATTGATTTTTTTAGAATTTTCAAAACCAGTAAAATGTTTTTTATAAACCAATAATTCTCTAATTCCTTTAATTACTGTTTGATAAACATTTATTGTTTTTAATGCATTTTCAGTAAATAAATATGTTGGATAAGTTGGATTCCAAAAATATAAATCATTATTTAATGTGTATCTAGTAGAACCATCTTTTGTTTCTAAAAATTTATATCCTAAATGTTTAAATGTATATAAACTTCTTTCTGTTAAATCTGTTGTTTCGAATTCTAAATCTATATCTATATTTTGATAAAAATCACTCTTTTTTAGATTTACTTTTTCAGCAATTATACCATTAGTATTATTAATTAATATATTTGATTTTAATAAAGGAGCATAAAAACCTGTTATTTTTGTAGAATCTGTTGAAATTTCACAAAAATCTAACAAATCTCGTGCAATTTTTAATCGTAATATTTCTAATTCATCTTTTCTTAAATTTGAACATTCTAAAATACACTTTAAATTAAAATTATCTGAACCATTATATGATCTTGATTTTCCTAAAACACATTTATAATCTTTAAAATAATCTAATATTGCATCTTTTTTATATGATGAATTACAATCAATATCTAAAATAATATAATTATACGTTTTTCTTGATACTTTACTTAAATTAGATACTGTTCTTTGAACTCTTAATGGTGTATCTATATTTAATGGCAAACACAAAACATTATTAGAAACCAATATTTGATATGCTTGATATAAATCCTGAACTTTTACATTTTCAAATATAAAAGTATTATCGTCATAAGGAGACTCAGGAAATTTTTTATTATTTTTTGTTTTAAATATTGTTAAATCCATGATTCTCCTTGTAAAATATTTATATTATATCAATCTTATCTTTTGAAATTATTAATCTGTAATTTTCAGCTATCTCACAATCTTCAAATTTCCAAATTTTTTCATCTGTTTCTGATTTAGGTTTAAATTCTTGTATTTCTAATGTTTTAATATTAATTCTATAAGAATTGAATTTTTTAGATAATTTAAACCATATTGATCTTTCTGGATAATATTGTATTCTATCATTCAATAAATATCCAAAATAATCTACTAAAAAATCGTAAATTTTATAACCAATTCCATTTCCAGATAAATTTTTGCCTCTATATAAAAATAATCTTGTTTCATAAACTTCTTTAATTGATTTGTTTTTTAAAATATCTTTTCTATTATGATATCTTAAAATAAAAACTTTAAATTTATCTATACAACCACAAATTTCAAAAGAGAAAGGAACTTCATAAAATTGAATATCATCTATTTTAATATTTAATTTTTTAAAATATTTAAATTGTAAATCTGAAACTTCTTTCGCCTCTTCAAATTTACCATATAAACCCTCTCTTTTAAAAGTTTCATAATAAAAATCTTTAAAATTCAAAATTAACTCCTGAAATATATTTAAAATTTTCTCTATTATAATTTTTAAATCTTTTTATTTCATCTTTTACTTGAATACATAAATTTAAATCTAATAAAATATTTATTAATAAAGTAAAAAATTTTTTAAATTTATATTCTACATAATTTAATTTTATTAATGAACCTAAAATATTTTTATTATAATCAAAGAAATATGAATCTAAATATTCAAATTCTAGATAACACATTATTTTTTTCTTTTTTATTATAAAAGAATTTTCATTATATAAAAGAAAAAAATTTTTTATTTTTATTTCTTTATATTTAGATAAATCAATTTTAATATTTTTTTTCTTTTTTATCTTACATAAAAAATTAAATTTTATCTCATTCATATTTAAAACTTTAGCGATCATATAAAATCTTTATTATATATTGTTTTAAAACCTTCTATAATTTTTTCTGAATTCATTTTAGATTTTAAATAATTAATTCTTTTAATTATTAAATCTTTATGATTTTTATTAATGTATTTTTTATAAATTTCAATATTTTTAACTTTATTTTCACATTCTCTAAATGTATTTTCATTTTCTGAAAAATTATCTACATCAAAATAGTTTAATGATTTAAAATTAGTTCGAGATGGTCTAGAAGCAACTGTTACCGCTTCATTTATTATTCTATGATCTATGTGTAAATCATTTGAATGTGTATAAATGCTCGTATTAGGATATTTTTCTAAAATATCTGAAATTTGTTTATTAAATACATCTGTTTTAACATATTGTAAAAAAAATGGCATAAAATTTAAAAAAACATATTCAAAATTATATAATTTATTTAAATATAAGAATATATTTTTACGTGCTTTATCATTTGAACAAACAACAATAACTAAGGTTTCCTCATTTAATAATGAGGAACAACCTATTACTTCGTCATCAAAATGTGCACATATAACGACATTTTTAATCATTTTTATTTCCAGCATCTACTTCATACATAAAATTATTTAAATCATTTACATCTATATATTTTGTTTCATAATTTTCGATTTTATTTATTAACATATCTAGAAGAAATTCATGACCATTTTTATCTAAATATATTCTTTGTACATCCTGATCTGTAGTAAAGATAACAACTTGATCTTTTTCTATTCTAATTTTTGTTATATTATTTACATTAAATACAACATTATTTATTTCTTTAAACATTATTTCTCCTTTAAAATGTAAAATTTGAACCTAAATCTTCTGTTGACAGAAAACGTTTTAAATTTTCTAAAACATTTCCTTTATTAGAAGTTTTAAAATTATGAACTCTACCATCTATAGTTTCAATGCTAATAATGGTATAACCTATATCAACATCATTATCATTAACTACATAAGCAGTAACAATATGATCTGTGTTGATTAATTCTGAATGTTTAGAATCTTTAAAAGTTCTGAAAGACAAGATAACTCCTTAGAGAAAAATACGCAAAATAACCAATAATAATCAAAATGCAAGTGCAAGCACCAAACATTGATACTCTAGTTATTTGTTCATTCATTTTAAAACAAACGGACATTAATAATATCCAACAAAAGAAAAGACACAAAATTAAAACAACATTGAAAAGCAACATTATTTCTCCTTATTTAATATTTTTTATTAATATAAACTCTGGACTATAATTAACATTTTTATATTCAAAAATTGAATAAACATTATTATAATGTTTTATAAAAGAATCATATTTTTTAATATATTCTAATGCTTTTTCTATTGCATAAGATTTTGTATTGACATCATCTATTTTATTGACAAGAGAAAAATCTATATCACCATTATCATAAATTAATATTTTAGATATATAATAATCCATTTTTCGATAACAAATAACTAAATTTGTCTCTTTGATTACTTCTAAAGCGCCTTCTATATTCATAAAATCTCCTTTAATTGATTTATTTGAAGTAATTATATCAAATAATTATTAAAATAAAATTAAATTTATTGATTAATTAATGGTTTTCTTATACCTTCTGTGCTTGAATAATGACCATTTGGTGATAAAGTAACATATGCTTTTTCTGTATTTTTGAAAAATGTGATAGCTTCATCAGTAATTTGTTTCATAACAAGCTCATCTGAAGTTTTATCAAGTTCTTCACAAGCATTTAAATATTTTGCATACATTGTTTCAAAATATTCTAACTTATTCATAACATTTAAGAATTCTTCTAAATAATTCATCAATTCTTCATCATTTTTTTCAAGAATTTCAATATATTTGTCTTCTCTATTTTCTTGAGTTATAAAAATACCTTTTGAAGCAAAAATATTATTTAAATATGTAAATCTATAATAAGTATAACTTGGAATTAAACAAAATACTTTAGCTATTTGTTTGTGTAATTCTTTAACAAAAGATTCTTTAGATGAACTTTCATTACCTATTACTAAATTATCTATTTTTAAATCTTCTATAAATTTAGAAAATTTAACAACCTTTTTCTCAGCTATTAAATCTGCTAAATAAGAGAAAAGATTTGTATCTGTTATCTCTAAAATCTCTGTATCAGGAGTAATTTTATACATATCAGTTTGAACTGATGTTACTAACCACTCTGATCCAATATCTTTTAAACCTAAATATAAACTCATGTATATCCTTTGTAAAATTATTTTAATATATTAAAATCGTCATCTGAAACTTTTGTTTCATCTATTTTATTTTCTTTAACTGTTTTTGTTCCATTTGGTGTAATTACATAAGACACTTCTGAATAAACTGGTTTTAATGGCGATTTACCAGTATTATAATCTTTGGAAGGATCTTGCTTAGGTGTATGTGATGCATAATATCCGTAATTACAATTGCATGTGCAATAGTTGCAATCACATGTGCAATAATTGCAATCACAAGTGCAATAGTTGCAATCACATGTGCAATAATTGCAATCACATGTACAATAATTGCAATCACATGTACAATAATTACAATCACATGTGCAATAATTGCAATCACATGTACAATAATTGCAATCACATGTACAATAATTACAATCACATAAACAAGCTGCTTCTGCAATATTTAAATATTTTTCTAATGTTTTATGCTCTTGAGCAGTAATTACATTTCCTGTGTTAAATACATTTCTTGATAATTCTCTTAAAGCCGTTAAATTTTCTTCCAATATCAATGAACATTCTAAATAATCTGGTGTTTCAGCGGTTGCCGGATTTAATTGATGAAAATGCGAAACTTTCACTTCTTTTTTAACTAATTTAAAAATTAAATCTTTTAAAACTAAATTTGGTAATTCATAATCTTTACCATCATTAGTAATAATACTAACTTTTACTAAATCTTTATTTGTTTTAAAATATTCATATAAATCTGGCAATTCTTTTAAATAATATACAAATGTATTTTTATCATCTTTACCTTGAATGTTTGAAATAATTTTCTTTTCATCAGATGTAAAACCTGTAAATTTAATTTCATTTGTATATGTTCTTTTACCGTGCATTACAACTTTAGTTCCAGGTGTTAAATAATTTTTAGCTTTATTTTCTGTTGATACTTTATTAGATCCACCTGTCGCGTCTGAACATCCATATTGATTATTACAGTTACAAGTGCAGTAATTGCAATCACACGTGCAATAATTGCAATCACAGGTGCAATAATTGCAATCACAAGTGCAATAATTGCAATCACAAGTGCAAGCAAATACTCCGGCCTTTTGTCTTTCTTCTAAATAATCAAATTTATTTTTAAAATAGAAAAATATTTTTGACATATCCATTAAATTATCTGATGCATAATCCATAGAAATTAACAAAGTTTTGTCTTTGTGCTTTAAAGCAAAATGAGCAACTTTTTGTCTCACTTCATTAAATCCTTTAACTATACTATTATTTTCTGTAATAGAAAAATTTTCTTCAAGAAATATTTTCTTTAATATAGATTGTGCATTTTTAAAATCAATTCCTAAAATTTCTGAACCTAAAGATACATTATGATTTATAAAATCAGTAGAAATTATTGTATTATTTTTATAAAAATCATTTCTTACTTTTAATTCTTTATTAATTTTATCAAATAATTTTGCTGCTTCTGAAGCTGTTACTAAATCTCCTGTATTTTTATTTTCAAAAGATGTAACATTATTTTCTCTTGTTCCAGAATTAGTTGCAACATTAGAAAGAATTGCATAGTTTTGTCTGTTTTTATTATTTTTAGCATCTTCAAACCAGTTTGTTTTAAATGAAAACATCACAAATCCCGTTTTTTATTTTTATAACTTTATGCAGCTTTTGCATAAATATTTTTTATTATTTATCTTTAATTGATTTAATAACATATTAATCTCGTGAATTATCTGTTTTAGCAATATTAACAAACGCTAATCTAACATTACCAATAAATTTATAAATTTGGCACAAAGCTGGTTGGTTAGGATAATCTGACCATTTTTCTTTAAATGTTTCTTTTTCAGATATTTCATATTTTTTAGCATTACATTTTAAACAATAATGCGTTTTACAATTTTTACATTCTTCAGGTAATACTTCTCTTGCTTCTTGGTATTTTTCTATTGATTTTAATAAAGTATTTAGAAAATCTTCGTTAGTATTATTAATTGAGTTTTCTATTGAATTTTCTTTAACATTTCCATTTAAAATACCATGACAGGCATAAGAATTGCCATCTAATTCTATTGCATTAACATCACTTCCAGCTCCACATATTTTTTTAGATGGATTTAACCAACCAAATCTAAAATGATTATTCTTTTTAAAATATTCTATTTCTGAATTTTTTATTTTTTTAAATTGATTTTTAATAATAGAAATAAAATTATCCATTTGTTCTTTTGTATAATTGTGATCTGAAAGATAATCTATTGTTGGTGAATAAATAAAATTAGTATTTAAAAATTCTGACATTTTTTTAAATTCAAAATAATTTTCAGAAATTTTATCTAAATTATTAAAATCTATGGTTGGATGTAAATGAAAATTAATACCTTCTTTAGCCAATCTAAATATTGTTTCTTTAACTTTTAAAGCAGAACCTTTTCCTTTAATATCTAATCTTGCAACATCGTGTGAAGCTAATCCATCATAAGAAATTTGAAGTTCTAATTTTGGATGACCATTAGAAATAGGATATTGATATTTTTTAATATAATCTATCATTTCATCAGAATATCTAAATCCATTTGAATAAATAAAAAATCCAACGTTATCTTTATCTTTATAATGTTCTATAAATTTTTTCATACCATTAAAATTGACTGTAGGTTCACCACCCCAGAAAAATATATTAATTCCAGAATAATGTTTTAAAAATTTATCTGAATTCAGTAAATAATCAAATTTTTCTATTATTTTATCTAACATTTCATCTGATAAATTGTGTAATTTTGATTTATTAAAATTTTCAATACAATATGTGCATCTTAAGGTGCATGCTTCTGTCATATTTACATCAAAATTAAAAAACTTTTTCATTTTTCTCCTTTTTTAATTAAAAAATTATATCCAATAATTCATCATTTTCTGTTAGAATATATCGATTTACATCATTATTTTTTCTAACTTCTAGTCCTGGATCTTTATAATCTATTTTCCAATATTCTATAGGAATATTTAAAATTCTGCATTCTATTACTTGTCTTGGCGAACAATCAAATTTTCTAGAAATAGGAGTATAGATATATTTACTAAAATTCCAATTTAACACAGGATTATGTGTAATATTTTTTCCATAAAGATAGTCAGAATATATTAAAATATTTGGATATTTTTCTATTATTTCAGATGGATTATATTCTCTACAATTATGTGTGATATAAGCAAATTCTCTATCTCCTGGAATATAATTTAAATGTGGTAAAATTTTTTTAACATATTCTATACCATCTAATTCGCCATAAACTTCTTTATCATATAATAATGTTAAATTATTTGGTTTTTTATTTGGATAAAAATAAGAAAATCCACAAGCAAATGAATAAATTTCACCATAAATTTTAATATTATATTCATTTATAAAGTTATAATTTCCATCTACTAATAATAATTTTTTACATTTTATTATGTCTGGTTTATCAAAATAAAAATCATTTATATTAAATTCTAAATTTAAATAATGATTATTAATTATTTTATAAAAATTATTTTTGTTTAATACTTCAGGAATTAAACATTTAACATTTAAATTTTTCTTTTTAAAATAATAATAATAATCTAAAACTTCAAATAAATGTCCAGATAATCCATGAATTGATTCTTTTTTATTATAAGAAAATAATATTAATAAATCAGCATTTGTATTTAAAATCATCTTTTTTCTTTTGTAAAATGATTAAATTCTAAAGCATTTCCTTTTACTTCAAATGATTTATCATTTAATCCATAATTAATTGTTCTATTAAATAATTCTGAATGATTACATCCTTTACATTCTTGACAATTTAGATGACATATTGGTTTTTTGAGTGCTCTATAAATTTCATTTGTTTTTTGAATTAAATGTGTTTTTAATTCATTTGAATTTATAAACTGATCCAATTCTGATTCATAAAAATTAACTATAATCTTTTTAATGTTTAATTTAGATAATTGAACTAAATCTTTTAAAACATTTTTGTAATTATCTTTATGTATTGTGTATCTTATCGAAAAATCAATCAAAGGTAGTAACTTTTTGATTACATTTTTAACATCTTCTTTAGTTGATTTACCATTTGGATAAATTCTTCTATCTTGACCAGACCCATCATATGAAATTTCTAAAGAAAAATGATTCTTTAATTGCTTAATTCTATTAATAAATTTGTAACATTTTTGTTCATCTTTAAAATAGATTCCATTTGTTGTTGTGCTTAGATTAAATTTTTTACCAGTTTTTTCTGTTATAGAATCTGTATAATCTAAAATATAATAAAACATTTTTTCATTTAAAAATGGTTCGCCACCAAATAAAACAACAACAGAAGATCCTAAAGGTTCATTTTTTATAACCTCATCAAAGAATTTTTCAACTTCTTTTTCATTTATAAAAGATGGTTTTGATTCATTTCTATCTTTTGCTTGGTAACAATATTCACAATTTAAATTGCATTGATTTGTTAAATATAAAATATTTGTTTTATATTCTTTATTCTCTAATATTTTACTTTTAAAAGAATCTGGAATTTCTGTTTCTAATACAGCATTAAAAAATGAATCAAAATCTATCACATATTATCCTTTAATATTAGCTAATGTTTTCATAAATGGTTCTGCATATTTGTTTATTTCAGAATCAGAATATATTTGTTTTAGTCTTCTAATTGTTTCATTTAATTTTTTAAGCGCAACTTCTTTAGATTCTTCAATAATAGATAAAGTTATTACAGATATTTCTATAGGCGTATCTTTAAATATATTTAAAACTTTTAAATATTCATGAGTATTTAAAAATTTATACCCATATTGTTGATAATGTTTCATAAAATCAACTATTAAAACATAATTAGATAAATCTGTTTTATAATTTTCTATTTTATAATTAGATTTATTAAAATCAAAATGAACTAATAATTGTTTTACTGCATTTAATCCATACTCAAATTCATCATGTTTTAAAGAATATTTGATCATTTCTCTATAATTTAAAGGTTGTTCTAATTTGTTAACATTTGATTTAAAAAAATCCGGTTTATCTATATTTCTTTCTAATGAATTTAAAATTTCTAAATTTTTATCTTCTTTTTGTGTAGTTAATCTTTCTATACCAGGTGAAAAATAAAATATCGGATTATTTTGATATATATTGTCAATTCTAACTTTTTCAAAATTTTTCATCAATTCTTCATAAGATATTAATTCATCATCATAACATTTAACTGCTAATGCATCTTGAAGTAATTTAATATCTTGAAATTGTTCTGTTTCTTTACATTCATTTAAAGATTTTATTTTTTGAATTATATCTTTCTTATTAACAAATATATCTGAAATAATATATAATATTTTTGCATTATCATTTTCAAATAGATAGTCATATTTTTCATATTTTTTAATTACTTCATTATACATTTTATTATCATAAAAGAAAAATATTAAATTTTGTGCTTGTTTTGATGTCATTTTTAAAAATCCTCATTAAAATCATTTATTAATTCTTTAACCTCATCTGAGATTTCTGGTTCAGAAACTTGTTGGTCAATATCTGGATTAACTTGATATAACAAAGCTTGCCCTTGAGCAGATATTGTAAAAGCAAGCATACCATTTATTGGTTTTAATTTTTCGGCTGCTAATCCTAAATAATAAGATGCTTCAACTAATGCTTGTTTTTGTTCTTCATTAACTAACATGTTGCTCCTTTTTATTTTATTTATTTTAAATTCTTTAATTCATTAATCATTCTATCTCTAAAACTGTCAGGACATTCTCTAAAAACTCTTAATGCTTCATTATATGAAATTTTTAATAATTCACAAACAGATTCTACAGGTTTGGATCTCTCGAAATGACCATTTAATAATTGTGAATATGTGCAACCAGCGTTGCAAAATTCATATATTTCACAAGTTTTGCATTCTTCATAAACTCTTGGATCAGAAACTTCAGGTTTTGATAAGAAATCTATATTTTCTTTAAGAAATGTTTTGGAATTTTTATCATAAATTTGATATTTTCTAACAGATCTAAATCTTTCGCACGGATAAATATCACCTTCTGTTGTATAAACTCCTCCAGATATACCAACAAAACATCCATGGTCTCTTTTACCATATCTTTTATTAACAATTGTATCTAAAATATATAACCTAAATAATCCAACATTACAATATATAGGTGTTCTATCTGGTGGCTTTTTATTAATATCTTCATAATTTTCATATCCATAATTATAAGCAATAATTGTATTAGCTAATTTATGTATTTCTTCTTTATAAACTTCTATATCTTCTGGAGTATAAATATTATCTCTAACTAATGAAAAATCTGGCATATTAAATCCAAATTTATTAACAAAAAATTTAAAATTTTCTGTCATATTTTTAAATGCTTTACAATCTAACATTACTTTACAAGAATTTGTTAAAGACTTTATTAAATCTTTCTTTTCCATTAAAACATCAAAAGAATTTTTGCCATTTGCCATTGGTCTATTTTTTGCTTGATTTATACCATCAAAACTCCATGAAATAGAACAATCATATTTTTTTAAAAAGTCTCTTATTTCTTCTGTAATTTCTGTTCCATTTGTTATTACAACTGTTGATTTACATCTTTTATCTTCTTTGAATTTAGGTAAAGTGTGTTTAATGATATCAAAATTCATTAAAGGTTCTCCACCAAAATAAGATATATGGTAAGAATCACATTTATATATTTTTAACATATCATCTATAATATCAAAAAATTTATCTGCATTTTCTACTGACATGAATTGTGGTTTGTGGTTCGAGTAACAATAGGCACAGCGCATGGAACACGAGCTTGTAGTAGAAAATTCAATTGTCAACGTTTTAGCCATTAATTTCCTTTAAATATATTTATTAATTAGAAAATAAAGATTCTATTTGTTTTACACTTAAATTAATTTGTTCATTTTTAGGAAATTCAACAATATCAATATTTAATTTGACATTTTCTATAAACCAATTACAGAACATATTATCTGTAATGAAATTTATTCTTAGTGCTTTACTACCTATAAATGTTCCTTCTTTTAATACTTTTATTAATCCTGAATTTCTGTCAGCAGAATAAACCCTTGGAATTCTAAAAATTTTAAATTTCTTACGTTCCATTAATAAAGATTCTATTATTTTTTTAGTGTTAGCATAAATTGTGCTTTCACTTAATACTGCTTCTGAAGATGCAAAAACTATTTCAATATTAGGATATTTTTTAATCAAATCTATTGTTAATTTTACACTATCTATTAATCTTTCTACATTTTCGGCAGAATTTGGAGAAGCAAAGTGCCAAATTGAGTCAAAATTTGTGTCTAATTTTTCTGGAATTTCATCCAAACTTTTAACAATTTTTTTATTTGTAGGATATTTTTTATAAATTTTTTTTGCTAAATACCCATTTCCTAAAATATATACCATTTTTTCTCCTTTAAAATAAATTTAGCTTTTTCATATTTTTCACAAAAACCTAAAATTTCTTTAATTATTCTATAACTAACCTAATATATGGTTCAATATCAACAAATTCATCGTCTTCATTAAAACCTTTAGTTATAATATCGGCTGCATATAGATGATAAAATGGATTTTCATCTTCTAAATTTAGAACTTCTATATTTTCAGAAAGCAAATCTGGATTTGTTTCCTCTATTTCTCTTAAGAAAGTTAATAATTCTTGGCCTGTCATTTATATCTCCTTTTTTATTATTTTACAACTTTTAATATAATCTTCTAAAGGATATGCTTTAAAATTATCTTTATATTTTGATATTATAGCAAATTTATCTATGTCTGAAAAATAATCTATATAACCATCCATTTCAACACAATCTTTTTTAAATAAAACAAAATCACCCAAATAAATATTTTCATTATTTATGTCTTTAAAATCAGATTTAAATTTCATTTTTAATCTCCAAATGTAAAATAATCTTCTATTGTTTCAAAATTATTTTTTGAAATATCTTCTGAAATTTTAATAAAAGCATTGAACATCTCCACACAAAATTCATCAAAACCATCTTTTCTAGTAGGTTTGTAACCCTTTTCTAATATTTGTTTATAAATCTTTTTAATATCATTTTCAGTTTTAATATGTTCTGTAAATATTGATTCAAAATAATGTTCAGGTTTTAATCTAGTTTTACCATCTAAAGTCATTTTTTGAATTTTATCAATCCAAGTATTAATATCAGAAACATGGTGATTATGATCTATTTTATCATAAAAGAATTTTAATTTTATAATATGTCTTAATATTTGCTTAGACAATTGAGAAGCTCTACTTTTAATAAAACTTTGATTGAATCCCATTTCATTTAAAAAATCTATAAATCTCATTAATTTTCCTTTAAATTTATATAACTTTCTATACCTTTAAACTTTATTTCTGGTAAATCATCAATAATTTTAATAAATAATTCTTTCATTTCTTTATAAAATTCATCAAAACCATCATTTCTAGTTGGTTTATTACCCAATCTTATTAATCTTTTATATCTGTTTTTGATATCTTCGCCAGAATCAATTGGATTAGAAAATAACCACTTATAATAATATTTTTTATCTAAGTTTTCATCATAATCTTCTTGAATATCTAAAAAAATATCGTTTAATTTTTTTATATTAGATTTATAACTTTCTTTATTATAAAAGAATTTCGTTTCAATTAAAAACGAAATGATTTCATCTGATAAATCATTTAATTTATCAAAAAATCTTTGTCTTCTGTATAAAGAATAAAATAAATCTGTGTTTGTAATTAAATCAAAAAATAAATCTTTAATTTTCATTTATATCTCCTTTAATATTAAAATTATATCACAATAATATTAAAATATTATTAATCATCATCTACTGTTTTAACCATTTCTAATGATTTTAAAATTCTTTCTAATGAATCTGCTTCTGTTTTATCTTCTCTAAATTCTAAAAATCTAGGAAAAGTTAATGCATAATAATCAGAATTTTTGGCTTTTGAAACATCTGTTGCTTGAACAGTCATAATTTTATTAATATATAACTCTTTATGTTTAGAAATAATATCTAATTCTAAATCTGTAAATCCTGAACATTGACCTTTTAATTTTCCATCTGAACTTTCAAACATTATTGCACCAAATGTAGAAGCTCTTTTATTTTTACCTTCTGTAAATCCAGTAATTTTTACATCAACATCAAAAATAGTTTTTAATTTAATTTGATATTTAGAAGTTTTATTTTCAAAAGGTGTTTTACAATCTTTTAAAACTCCACCTTCTTCTCCTTCTGATATCCATTTTCTTGTAATACTTAATGCTTCGTCTAAAGATTTTACTATTTCGTATTTAACTTTTTCCATCATAGATGAACATCTGATGTTATCAAATCTTACAGCATATTGTGTAGAACATTTTTCATTTTGAAAATCTTCAATTGATAGATAATCCCACACATAAAATGTAACCTCATCAGGAACATTCAAAGAATTCAAAATTCCATTTGATTTAAATCTTTTATCTTGTGCCGATCCTTCAAGATTAGATAGCATTAATTCACCAATATATGCTCCATTTGGTAAATTTTCATCTATCATTGATTTAAATAATTTTGGATATTCATGAGATTCTCCAGATCTTGAAAAAGCTATAATTTCATCGTCTTTTTTAATAATTGTTCTATATGTTCCATCCATTTTTACTTGTAACATAGCCGGATAAGTTATATTTTGAATTTTATCCATTAATGAACATCTCATATATGGTAATTCAAAAATTAAATTTTTAAATACTTTATTAATAGATTTAGAAGAAATTCCACATTTTAAATCTCTTTCTATTATTCTTTTAAGAACTTCTTGTGATTCTTTTGTATATGAATCAAACAATCCTTGTAAATAATCAATCGCTTTATTTCCAGTATATTCTCTTGTATATAATGGTTTTAAATCATCTAAATTTATAGATTTTTGTCCAGAATTTTTGATATTAATATTCGTTAATCTTATTGAATAAGTATACATAACTTTATCATATACCATTTTTAATAATTTAGCAATTTCTGGATTATCAGAATACATTTTTAACACTTCTAATTTATAATTTGTAGAATTATTTTTATTTAATTCTTCTATAAATTCGTAAAACATTTTTTATCCTTTAAAATTAAAATAGTTTTCTATTTAAAAATCCCCTAAAAATAGAGGATTAACCTCTACAAAATTTTAAAAATATTATTAACAGTATTAATTTTTAACTCTTTAACAATCATTAAAGAATCTCTAAATTGTTCTACTTTTAAATATAAAACATTTGTATTTGTCTCTTCTAATGTATCTATTTCATATGCTATGTCTAAAGCATTTTCTCTAGATGTTGCATTATAACTAAATTTTTCTGTTCCTATTGTTAAAGAAATATTAGCGTCTTGAACTCTTATACTATTAAGAGCAACTTTTTTGATTTCTACTGTTTTGTCGTCTGTTTTAATGAATTTCATTGTATCTCCTTTAATTTATAAAAAATTATACCAAAATAAGTTTAGTTTTTGTTTAATTTTTCATAGTTTTTTAAAGATTCTTGCATAATTTCTTCAAAATTAAAATTTATTTTTTTCTTTTTATAAATTAATTTTTTATGTTTAGAATCATTAATTTCTGGAATGTTTTGAACTTTCATTTTATCTCCTTTAATGTTATTTTATCAAAAATTTATTAGGTTTTAATTAAATTTTTACATATTTCAAATTTTTACATTACAAAAACCATTTAAAGTATCAGATATTGCTATTCCTATTAATCTTTTAGATTCATCAAAAGAATAATCATCAACACCATAAGCAATACCATCAAATCCGGCAATAACATATTGTCCTTTCTTTATATCTTTAGCTTTAACAGGAGTTTGACCCTTTAAAGCAATATTTATACCTTTTTTATTTTCATTTAACACTACTGCTGGATTTGTAGTTATTATTCCGATATATTTCGAATTTTTATTAAAAATAACATATTCGCCATTTTCAATTCCGATGATATCTCCATTTTGAAATTCTTTATCAGTTTCATAAATTTCTGATAAGTCTGCATATTTAGCTCTTAATGCAACACCTATAAAATTTGATGCATATATTGAATTCCATTTATTATTTGCTGATCCAAGATTAAAAACGTTGTCTTGAGATGGTTCATCTGAAGCATCTCTTCTTAAAAAAGATGTAGAATCTAAACCATCTAACATATCTGCATCTAATAAAGAACCAGAACCATCAGAATCTTTTAATAATTGTAAAATATTGTTCGGATTAAACTCTGATTTAGCCATAAAATAAGTAGAATCACGTCCATCTAATAAGTCTGCATCTATTCCAGATCCAGAACCATCTACTTCTTTAATTCTATCTAAAAATTTAAAATTCCACCAATCTTTAGGAACTAAAGTTGTATCAACTGTATCTAAATTATTAAGATAATTTCTTAATCCTTTAACTTGATCTATACCTAGTGTATCTATTTTTTCTCTATTTGCTTTAATAAAATCAACAATTTCTTGTAATTCATCTAAAGAAACATCATTTGACTTTAATAATGCTAAAATTTTATCTAATTCTTTTCTTATAACATTACCCTGATTTGCAGATAATGGTAAATCTTTTACTGTAGATTTAAGGTTGTCTATTACTTCTTCTTTCTTTACATATCTTTGTTTAACATTATCTAATTCATTTTGAGAAGCAAAATATGTAGAATCGTGACCGTCTAATCTATCTGAATCTTGAGCTTTTCTATTATTAAATGCATAATTTATAGAATCATCAACATATTTTTTTGTAGAAGGATGATAATCAGCAGTTTTTTCTAAAGGTCCTTTTAAAGATGGATCATATTCTTCTTGATTATCTTTGGCTAAATAATTTTTAAAAGAATTTTTAGAAATATCAGATGAGGTTACTTCTTTCCAATAATTGGGAGAAGTTGTAGGTTCATTATTATATGAATTTACAAGGCATTCCCAGTTCTTATTATCATAAGAAACTAATTCACCAACTTCATATTTTTCTATTTGTGACCATTCTAAAGATAAATTTCCTACAAAAACCTGAAACCTATTATAATTATCTTGAACCTCTTTTTTTAATCTTGTTTGATATAAATTTAAATATGTTTCATCCATTAACATATTTGTTTTTATAGCATAATCTCGATAAAATTCAAAATATTTTTTATGTAAAAATGACATTTGATATCCTGTTTTTATCTATTTATCTATATAATTTTAAAGATTTATTTGTTAAAATAATATATTGGTTGGAACACGAACTCTTCATTTTATGAATTATATATCACTATAAATTTAAAGAAGTTAGTGATATATCACTAAAATTTTCTACAAAAAGAGGTTTGTTTCTGTTTTTATTCTACAGAAACCGTGTAGACAGTTTCTGTTTTCTTATTGAAGAAACCGTGTAGACA